GGGTCACCGATTTTGCGGAGATGGCCAAGAAAACCGTGGTGCGCCGCCATGCCAAGCGTCTGCCACTAAGCCCTGACATCGACGGTGTGATCCGCGAGGACGACGATCTTTTTATGCCACCCGCCACGGAAACCGCTCCAGCCCAGCAAGAAGCCCCAGAGCCAGCAGCGAAGCGCCCGAGCAGGCTGCAGCGTGTAGTCGAGGCAGCGCCGTCAGAGCCAGCACAAGCGCAGGGCGACAACGTGATCGAGATGCCGCAGACCGATGCGCCGCAGACCGATGCGCCGCAGACCGATGACTCGCCCATCTGAGAGAGCAGCCATGATCACAACCGCCCCTGACATCATGACACCCGAGCAGGTCGCTGAAGCGCTTCAAGTCCACATCGGCACACTTGAGCGCTGGCGGTTCCTCGGCCAAGGCCCCAGGTTTATCAAGATGGGCGAAGGCCGCCGAAGCGCAATCAGATACCGAAAACAAGACGTCGATGACTGGCTTCTCGGGAACATGAAATGATCTATTTGATGGGTAAACCTGTGGCGAAACAGTCCGTGGTGAAGCAGTCCGTGGTCAAACAGGCCGTGGTGAAGCAAACCGTGGTCAAACAGGACAGCGTGACACCGCCACCGCCCAGGAAGGCAGTACGCCAGTGCGAACTGAGCACAGAGGAACGCAGGCTGGCCATGATTTACGGTCGCCTGCCGTTCAGTTTCTCAAAAAATTGGGATGCTCGATTAGAGCCTCCCGCTTGAAAGGAATGAAATGAATGAAATGAATGACATAAGCAAGCGCACATTTTGGTGGCGCTTTATGAACTTCCTTGGCTACAGGCGCGTTTTTTACCTGCAAAGCGAAGTGTATCGAGGAGGCTGCTCCATTTTTTGTTGGGTTTACCATCCAAGAATTCCGAAGCGCGATTACACTCAAATTGATTCGCCGTTCATTAACCAATTCTATCCAAGAAAAAAAGACGCGCCACAGAACCAAGAAAAAAAGACGCGCCACAGAAGAATGCCCTCAATGAGGCTTAAACGATACTTGAAAGGAATGAAATGAAAATGATGGGAAACCCAACAACTGCCGAAGATATGGCTTTCTGGGCGCAAATAGTGCTTGCCAACGTGTGGTTGGCGTCGGAATCCAGATGGTGGGCTTTGCCGTTTATCTTGATGGCGCTGGCACTGCGGCTGCCGTACTGGCTGCGCGCGTGGAAGCGGGGCCGTGTGGCCTAACGCATAGGTTAAGCGGCCCGCCGTGCGGGTCCGCTTGAACCGGTAGTTCGGCTGGTGCCGGAGCGAAGTGAATTCAAGGAGCGACGATGAAGTTATATCTGTGGGCCGAACCGTATGCAGTGAACTACGGATCGTCAATGGTGTTTGCTGTGGCTGCCACGCTTGCAGCGGCAAAGAAGCAGGCAGCCAAAGGGCTGGTCTACAAGTATGGTAAGTACCAGCAAGACTGGTCGCCAAAGGACATAGCCGCCAAGCTGGGCGAGCCAACCCGCGTGCTTGATCTGCCGTGCGCGGAATGGCACGAGTGGTCCGAATGAGTAGGCCGAACGCCGAGTTCAGTGGTGAGCGTAGCGAATCCGCTTAAACGTTAAGTTATGTGAAAAGGAATGAAATGAAAATGATGAAACTTGTAATACTGCCAATCGCGGTATCGTACCTGACAACATCGTTTGTCTTTTGGCAAATAGACCCAAGTCAATGGTCGATAGAAAATCGCCTCGTTGCAATCATTGGTGTGATTTTTGTGGCAACGATCACATACCTGGTCGACTCTTGTGACGAATCGCCAACGATTACACTAGAACCGGAAGGGGGTGAAAAATGATTAGAGACGACATTATCCACATGGCGCGGGAGGCGGGGTTTGGTAGCGCTCTTACGTACCATAAAGGTGAACTGCGACTTGAACGCTTCGCTGAATTACTCGAAGCAAAAGTACGAGCAGATATGACTAATGTGATTAACAATGGTAAGACAGCGTTTCCGATTATCGGCCAATTGCAAGACGTTCGTGAAAAAGGCA